GGCGTAGCCCTCGACGACGTCGGGCTCGCCCGCGTCGATGGCGGCCTGGTTGTAGGCGCCCCCGTCGGGCACGACCAGCGGCCGGTTCTGCGAGTCCAGTGTGGACAGCAGCAGGTACCACAGGGTCGGGTTCCACACCCAGTGGTCCGGTCGCCGCAACCGGGCCCGGGACAGCTGGGATATCAGCTGCGCCGAGGAGACGAACAATGTGGTGCCTGAGCCGCCGTTCGTCACCCATGTCTGGGACGCGTTGGTGTTGCCGTTCTGCACCACGACCTGCTGCGAGGAGGAGATCGCGCCGCCCGGATAGATGCCCTTGATCTGGCCAGCGACGCCGCTGCCGACCAGGGTCTGGCCGTCGAGCTGCATGTTGTAGTCCTCGGCGAGGTCCTGGTACACGATCTCGTCGAAGCTGATCGGGGACTGGTCGAGCAGCTGGAGCGCCATGTCCTGCTGGCCGGCGATCGTGCGCACGGGCGCCGACACTGCAGCGTCGGTCATGTCGCGGCCCTGGACCGGCGCGCCGTCGGCGGCCTGCGGGCCGGTCGCGGTGCCGATCGTGACGCGCGGGATGTTGATGTTGTCGGTGTTCGGCGGGAGCGGCATTTGGCGAGCCAGGTCCGCGTGCGGCCGGCCGGCACGCAGGAACGGCGTGTACTCGTCGATCAGCCACAGAGGCGGCACGAAGTAGCCGCCGTTGCCGTCGGTGCGGGACATCGCCCGCCGCTCGAACATCGACGTGCCCTGCGCGAGCATCCGCGCTGCGGCGCGCCGCTCGCGGGCGCTGCCCTCGATCAGCGCCTCCTCATACCTCTTGGTGGCCGCGCGCTCCAGGGCTTCCTGCCGGGCGGGCAGTTCGACGTCGATCTCCTCGGCGTGCCGGCGCAGTCGCGCGCGGGCCTCGGTCGGGCCGCCATCGCCGTCGCCCTTGTTCAGCGCGTCCCGGGCCATGTCCATGAAGTAGGAGTGGCGGGATCCGCGGCCGTAGACGGTGGGCTCGGCGCCGATGGACCAGCCGGTGCGGCGCTGGCCGCCGGTGCCGTTGGTGTGGTCGGTGGTGGCGCCCCCGGAGGTGCCGGCTCGGGAGGCGGCGGCGCGCTGCTCGCGCTCGGCCTGCCGTTCGCGACGCTCGATCTCGCCGTCGAGAGTGTTGATCTCGGCTTCGAGCGTGTCGAACTGGGTGGTCTGCTCGGCGGTCATGGTGTCGCCGGCGGTGAGCGCGCTGAGATCCGTCATCAGGCGGGCGCGCTGTTCCCGCATCGCTTCGATCGCCCCTGGCATAGGGGTCTCCTCTACGTCGGTCGATGGACGTAGCCGCAGAGGAGTGGTGGCGGGTCGGCGCCGGTGCGAGTCGTGTCCCGACTGCCGTCGGGCCGGGGTCACACTGCCGAGTGCTCCGGGTCGTGCCTGGCTGGTTGCGAGATCAGATTAGCACTGGCGTTCGATACTCGGTATGGTCATCGCAGCCGTGTGGGGGAGTTCGGTTGTCCCCGTAGGCCTCATAAGCCTGAGATCGCCGGTTCAAATCCGGCCACGGCCACGGGTTGCGGGTTCAAGTCCCGCCTCGCACCGACGTCCCAGCCGGTGCGTGTAGCTCAATCGGTAGAGCAGGGGAACGGCCACCGCTTCGGCGGTGGCCGTTCCTTGTTGCGTAAAAGCGCTACCGCTTCAGCGCCAGTGCGCGCACCTTCGCCCGGGCGAATGCCAGTCTGTCTCCACCGGACCCGTCGGTGTCCGAGGCGTCAGCGGCGCGCTGCTCGGCGTTCGGGTCATTCTGCGACCAGCCGTAGCCGTACATGCTCGGAGCCTCGGTCGCACCGTTACCCATGCCGCCGTTGTCCGCGTCTCCGTCCGAGGCGATGTTCGTTCCGCACTGGTCGCAGAACTTCGCGTCCGCCGCGTTCCAGTTGCCGCAGACGCAGCGCTGCGTCTCGTCCTCCTCGGCCGCGGACTGCCCGGTCGGCTGGACCGCGGTCCCGCACTGGTCGCAGTAGGCCGCGTCCCGGTCGTTCATCGAGTGGCACTGCGGGCACTCCAGGTCCTCGCCGCCCTTCGCACTGTACGGCTCGGTGGGCGTACGGACCTCGCGGGCCGGCCCGGCCGGGCGAGCGGCGGCCTGTGACACCGGCAGGGCGGTCATCGACGCGCCCGCCGTCGTCGGGTTCGCGCCCCAGCAGACCACAGAGACGTCCCCGCGGTTCAAGTTGATCTCGGTGATGCGGCGTTCCATGTAGTCCGGGGACCACTGCTGCTGCACGGCGATGAACCCGATGCTCATCTCGTCCATGTCGCCGCGCTCCATCGCCGAGGCGAGGGACTGCACGATCGGCGAGCGGCCGTCCAGCGACGGGACGACGACCTCCAGGCCGACTGAGTCCGCCGACAGCGTCATGGTGCCGGACTTGGTCCGGGCCAGCGGGACCGAGGCCTCGTTGTGGCCGATCAGGAACTGGACGTCGGCCTGGTTGGCCAGGGTGCGGTTGCACGCGCCGGCGGCGAGCACCTCGAAGTACTGGTCGCCCCAGGCGTCCCACATCTCGAAGGGGCTCTCGAAGGTGGCCGCGTAGCCGTGGAACGAGTAGGTGGTGCCACCGGTGCCGTCCGGCCGGGCCTTGAACTCGAACTGGGCGCGCGGGACGGCCTGGACGCGCCGCTCGCGGACTCGGATCATCGCGTCGCGGCGCTCCCGCATCTCGCGGGCCGGGGCGGTGGTGGTCTGGCTCATTTCAGCTCCCGGACTGTGGAGTGCCGATGACGGGCATGATCGGACGCAGATCCGCGATCTCGGCGGCCTGCGCAGGGGTCAGCGGCGCCATGTCCTCGGAGGTGCGGACCTCCGACGGCGCGATCGCCTCCATGCCGACGCCCATGTGGTGGATGCGCCAGCGGGTCAGCGCGTCGGTACGCAGCAGAACGCTGGTGTCGAGCTTCACGTAGGTGCCAGGCGCGGTCAGCGCATCCAGCCACCGTTCCCAGCGGCGGATCCAGCGCATCATCGTAAACGTCAGGAAGTCGATGCCGCGGGACTCCACGTTCGCGTAGGTGATGGAGGTGCCCTCGGAGGCCTCGGCCACGAGCTCCGGCGGCACCCGGTAGATGCCGCAGATCTGGGAGCCGCCCCACTTCATCGTCTCCAGGAACTGCGACTCCTCGGGCGCGATCTGGATCTGCTTGTACTGCCAACCGCCGCCCATCACTACGGGCTCGCGCTTGCCGTACATCGCCGACATGAAACGCTTCTTGATCGTGTCGGCGTCGCCCTGCCCGACCAGCTTCTGCGTGTCGTTGGTGATGACGCCGGTCGGGTGGCCGCCGCCGTCGAACCACTGGTTCCCGAACTGCTGCGCGGCGCGCTTCCCCCGCAGGGTCTCCTGCTGGTAGCCGATCGGCGACATGCCGACCGGCTTGCCCGGCATCCGGTAGGACGGGGCATGCCAGACATCGCGCGGATCCATCTCGCGGGCGCCGAACCGCCACTCGATGACGCCCTTGGAGTTGGTGCGGACCTTCACCTGATCCGGGTGCTGCAGCTCGATCTGTGTCGGCCGCCCGAATGCGCCCCGGCCCACGATCTCCCCGTAGGCGTTCCCTCGGAGCAGGGAGCTGATCTGGACCTGGTACATCCAGTCCATGACGTCGGACTCGGCGGCGGGCTGGTCCAGGATCTGAGGCGGGGCGGTCAGGCGCGCGGCGGCCCCGACGCCGATCTCCGGGCCACGGTAGCCGTCCGGATCCATGATCGAGACCATGGAGGCGATGAGGTCGACGCACTTCCACACGGCGGCGTCGCGGAGCGCCATGTCGACGCTGCCGCCGGCGACGTCCTGCTGCGCCTGGATGTGCGCGCCGATCAGCGGCAGCTCAAGGAACTGAAGCGCCCGGCGTTCGCGGCCGGCGGCCGGCCGGGTCTTGGCCTCGAACAGTGCCATCAGCGCTGCGCCGAATCGCCGGCGGAGTGCCGGGGGATTTGCCGACCGACCAGGAAGAGCGAGACGCCGGCGGTGATGACCCCGGCGGGGGAATAGATCATGCCGACACCCCACGAGACGATTCCGAGACCTGCCAGCTCAGGCAGGAACCGCGCGGAGCGACGCGCTGCACCAACAGCGTAGCCGCCGAGATCAGCCAGGAGTAGCACTCCAGTTCGAATACGGTTGATCACCAGATCTGCTCCAGCACACTCGGCTCCGGATCATGGAGCAGCTCGGCAAGGGTCCATACCCCGATACACATGGCCACACACGCGTCGATGTGGATCCTCGACTTGGCCTTCTGGAGCGTGAACCCGCGCTCCTGCTGCTTCTTCACCGCGGCCTTTACCTGGCGGCCCAGCTCCGGGTCGCCATCGTGCACGATCGTCCCAGCGCGGATCATGTCGAAGGTCATGCCGCACGCCGGCGCCATCCGGATCGGGGTCTGGTCAAACTGGATCACAAGGAGATCGTGCTCGCTCTCCAGCTGCTCGGCGGGCAGCTGGAAGTACCGCGGGTCATAGGCCACGCCGCGAAACCTCAGACCGAGCTCGACCGCGCGCTCCGCGATGTACTCGAAAACCTCGAGATGCGGGATCTGGCCGTCGACCGGATACCAGATCCGCGCGGTCACCGCGTACCGGCCGTCGGCCAGGGCCGTGATCTCGGTGACCGCGACCGAGTCGCGCTTGAGCGCCATGTCGACGGACAGCACGGTCGGCTCGTCGCCGAGGATCTCCCACTCGCCTCGGCACGCCGCCCAGGCGCCTGGGTGGTCCGACAGCCACGATTCCTCGGCAACGTCGACCCAGCGGTTTGCGTAGTAGCGGATCCACTCGTGCGCCGGCATGTCATCCGATCCCCACTCGGCGACGCGCGCGGCCACCGACCAGATCACGTCAGCGGCGCCGGACGCGGCCCGGCAGGCGATCGCCCGCTGCTCCGGATCCTTGTAGTCCAGGCCGTCCGGGGCTTCGCGCCAGTCGAACAGGAACCGGGTCGGCTGCGCCTGCTGCTGCTCGCGCTGGGCCTGCTTATACATCGCGCCGAGCATCGAGTGGTCGATGTCGAAGCCGGCCGTCGACAGGTCGATGACGCGGCCCGGCCCGCGGCGGAACTCGCGGCCGTCCGGCATCCGGTAGGTCAGGGTGCGCTTGCTGGCGCCCATCGAGACGACGCGGTGGAACCGGGCTTTCGGGTCGCCGACGTCGCCGTACTCGTGGATCTCATCGAAGATCGCCAAGGTGGGCTGTCCGCCTTGGTTCGTGCCGGCCACGGTCGCCGTGCGGAACAGCCGGCCGGGCCGGTGGTCGACGTGGCGGGTCTCGGCGTCGTAGACCTCGAAGTAGCCGCGCAGCGGGGCCTGCTCCACCTCCTGGTCCCGGCCGCCCATCATCACCGCGGCGGCGCCGTACAGCAGGTTCGCCTGGTCCCAGCTGGCCGCGGCGACCACCACGTTCGGCGAGTACGGCGCGATCTGCGGCGGCCCGGCGAACTCCAGCACTGCAATCATGGCGATCAGCGCGGTCTTGCCGCCGCCGCGGGCCTCACCGCGCAGCGCGCGCGTGAAGTGCCACAGCTCGCACGACGGGCAGTGCTCGTACCAGCGCCACAGGAACGCTTTCTGGTCCTGGCGGAGCCTCACAGGAAGCCCAAAACTGTCGCCTTCAGCGAAAATCAGGTTGGATTCGATCCATTTCACAGCGATCCGGCCGAAGGTCGGCCAGAATCCGCCTGGATCCGGGCGCCAGCCGCAGCCGGGGCACGAATCCGGGCCGTCAGGCGCCAGCTGCGCGGCGCGGGTCGTCGTCAGAGTCGTCATCGGCCGCCTCCAGCCCGGCGTAGCGCGCGTTCACGTCGTCGAGGGCCTGCTTCTCGGCCAGCAGGGTGATCCCCAAGTCCGCCCTGTTCTTCGCGCCGATCCCAAGCTGCCGCGCGGCAGTCATCGCGTTCTTCAGCGACGACTCGGCAACCCCGTACAACGGATTCGCCACCTGCTGACCCATGCTCCCCTTCACCAGCGGCTGCTTGTCGGCTTCCGCCTTCTTCCGCAGGTAATCGTCATAGCCCTCGATCCAGATCCGGGCGAACATCGTGTCGGCGGCGGTCTGCGTCACTGCGGCGCCGTCGGCCCAGTACGAATCCCACATCTCCCGCGACCGCGTCAGCAGCGCCTTGCGGTTGATGGCCGGCGGCCCGGCCGCGCCGGACGTCGCCAGCTCGACGCGGCGGCCGTTGCGGGAGTCGACAGCGGCGCCCGCGGGCTTCTTAGTGCGCGGCATCATCCCACCGTCGGCTCACAAGCCAGGAACTCGTGGCCACGCTCGGCGTACCACTCGTCCACGGCCCTCTGGACCACCTTGCGTAGCTCGTCCACGACCTTGTCGTCATCCAGGCCGTCGGGCAGACGGTCGGAGCCATAGACAGTCATGCCGATGCCGAACTGGTGGAAGTACTTGCTCACCAGTTTCCCTCGATCTTCGGCACGGGCCGGTTCGCGCGCTCCCACTCCAGCACCGAGGCCTCGGCGTCGCCGTGGATGTGGATGCAGACGGCCGGGGTGGTCTCGCGCTCGGCCAGCGCCGCGTCCAGCTCGGCCTGTGTCGCGACCGTCCGGCAGTCGGCGGATTCGTCGGTCATGATCGGTTCTCCGTTCCTTGATCGCTGAAAAAACAGAACGTCGTGGTACCAGCGAAAAATGGGGGG